TGTGACGTAGAGATTCATATTATTTTGATTTATACCCGGTTGCTCCCAGGAAGCCCTCGATGTTAGACAATCGCGAATCTATCTTTGATGCGAGGTCTTGATACTTCTGAGCGGCTTCCTGCTGAGCTTTATAATTATCTTCAATCTGATCAGTTCTATTTTCTAGTACCGCTACACGTGCAGTGACTGAATAGAAAGCTGTAGCGCATCCTAGAATCGCGACAGCAATCGAGATAATCAACGCTATTTTTTTGTTAATAACTCTATCAGCTGCTGCTTCTTCTTTGTCTTCTTGGATGCCCATATATTCTTAAGAGCTTAATTATTATTTTTCGCTTCCGTCTGCGGCCGCCTCCTCGCCGGCTTCTTCAGACTTGGCTTCAGTTTCGTTAGCCTCTTCAGTTTTAACCTGAGCTTTCTCGGCAATAACTTCCTTTAATAATTCGGATAACTCGGCTTTAGTAGCTTGGTCGTTGAATGTTGCGCCTAGATTTTTAAGAGCGGAAACTAATTCTTTTTTAATCTTCATCATCATCACCAGCTTCTTCCTCGCCGGCTTCTTCAGACTTGGCTTTCTTAGCCGCTTTGATAGCTAACTTTTTAAGCATCTCATTGAAGTTATGCTTAACTGGTTCATCGCCCTCAAAGGTCCAAAGGTTTGAATAAGAAAATAATTCTTTAGCTTGGTTCAAGCTAACGGTGATAACATCACCCTTTTTTACTTCAGTCTTTACACCCTCACCAGCGATTAAAACTTTAGTATCTTCACCGTGCCACTGCAGAGCGAATTTGCTTTTGTCGGTCAACTCTTTTTTTAAGTCGTATTGCATAGATTTAGAACTATTTATTTATAGTTAATTAATTACTTTTTCTAGCCTTGATGTTGATTGAGGCAACTGGCTTAGTACCTCCCAAGACGATTTTATAGCGCCAGTAAGTTAATGGCTCAGTGGTATGAAGTTCAGACACTCCGATGGCATTTAAAGCCGCTGAAGCTGTTCTATCAACCCAGGTGTCACCATCTAAACTGGTTTGAGGTGTGATCGTAACGGTGCCACCAGCTGATAAGCTTAGGATGTTAATCACGCTGTCTACTTGAATTGGATTAACGTCATTAGTTAATTGAAACTTCTCGGTAACGGTGAAATCTACACCGCCTTGCAAGTTAGGTGCACTTACTAACATCGTGCCAGTGTTCAAGCCGCCTAGAGATAACAAGATGGCATCACCAGCGCTTCCAGGAGCATCTTTCTCAACAACGATTGTGCCATCAACCACAGCTGAGCTTAAACCTGAAATCGCTTCGATAAGCAATTCTAATTCAGCGATAGAACTAAACTCGCCAGCTCCAGGAGTAGCGGCCACGCAGGTCAATAATGTTGCACCTACGGTGATAGTATCGCCAGCAACTGGAACACCGTAAGTAATCACGCCGCTAGCGTGTTGCTTAAGTTGTTCAATTGTTAGATTCATTTCGTCATTCATAATTTTAAAATTATTTTATAGTCTTATTCCGGTCCGCGAATAATGCGCGGACCGAGTGAGACTACAAAGTGATGTTAAGACCTGCAGCTACTGTAGGTTCAGTTAAACCAGTATCTGATTCCATGATGGTGAATCCGAAATCAAAAGTGGCAACTAAACGGTAACCGTAACCGGCTACACGAACGACTTCTAATTTGAAGTCCTGACCGAAACCGAATTGAACAGCTGGTTTGTAAAGCGCTAAAGTTTGACCCTTAACGTTACTAGCCGCAGTCTTAGAGACTTTACCGTCCGCTTCAGTTAGCGGTACTAAGTGATGGGTCAAAACGTCTACGCCGAAAGGAGTAGGAGTGATGCCGCTTTGGATAGTTGCATTGTTGCCGGAGTTAACCATTAACTTGAAAGGATCCAAAGTTTTCATCTTGTTAGTAACCTGGATAGGTTGGATGAATAAACAATCAGCTGGGTTAGTAGCGTAGCGACCCAAAACACTTAGCAAATCCATGTAATCAGTATCAGCTAAAGTACCGAAGTCCTTAGTGTAAGATCCATTGATTGCTCTTTCACGAATACCATGATCAATCTGCAAGGAGTAATGATCCGCACCGAAAGTAGTAGCAGGAGCTTGGTCGTCAGAATTGACGTTGCCAGTTGCGCCAGCTTCAGCATCACCATTGATGATTGCACCATCAACAGTTAAAGCCATACCACGAGCGATTTCCGCTTTAACAAACTCTTCAGTGTTTGCAGCTGCGTAAGTTAATTGGGCATCAGAGATGTCAACTTCGCAGATGAATGAAGTTTGTTCGATAACCACTTGAGGAGTTTTAACTCTGCTGATAGAGTGGTCATTTTCAGTTTCGCTGCCAGTACCAGTGGTCCAACGAGTCTTACCACGGAATAAAGTATCCCCGATGGTTAAACCTTTAGCTGCAGTGACAAACTTTTGAGGTAAGCCAGTACCATGATTACCAGGAAGCATGGTGTAAAGGGTGGAATACTTAGGTAAGATATCAATCAAACCTGATACGAAAGTTTCGGATGGAACGAATTCCTTACCGTAACCAACAGCACCAGGGTTCATGACTTCGTTGGCTTTTACTTCAACGCCAGCCATCTTTTGTAACATTGCGATAATATCATTCATATAGATTGAGATATTAAAATTAATTTATTAAATGCCGCCTATTTTCGGCCGAAGAGAGACATAAACTCCGGGCTTGCTTCTTTCTTCGTGACCGCTTCATCTTTCTCTTCTTTGAATTGGCCATGAACTGCTAAAGCGCGCTTCTCCGGAATGTTTGCTAACTTAGCCTCTAACTCATTCACTTTGGTTACTGCCTCCCCATAGGATTTAACCAATTTAGCGATTAAGCTAGTTACAGACTTAGGCAAATTAATTGCCCCAGCGTCCTTAGACTCTTTTAGAAGTCCGGCCTGTACGAGTTCAGGTAACGACTTTGCTGACTCGCTATCAACGCTTATCGGTTCCACTGTTTCAGGAATTACCTCTTCAGGTTTCTTCTCAGGTTCGACCTCGGCATTCGGTTCCTCGCTTTTTACAGCTTCTCCGCCATCCGCGGGTACGATCTCAGTACCCTTTTCAATCTCTTCCTCAGATTCTTCGCCCTCAGGTATATTCTTCGCAGCTTCTTCGTCATTTTTAATTTGCTCCGCGGCTGCAATTTCTTCAGGAGTTTTTTCTGCTTCAGGTTTTTCTTCTTTATTTTTTTCCGCTTCAGCTACAGCAGCTTCGCGTTGTTCTTTTTCCTCCGGGGTTTCTAACACCTCGTCGGCATCCTTTTTGATGTTCATAGATTTAGTTACTAATTGATTAAAGAACTGCTTAACGGAACTTGCGATTGTGAACAATGCATTTCCGTTGGCAGGTGTAGAAACTATTGAAATCTCGACGAGGTCGAGTTTTTTAATTACACGAACCATATCGGCATCCCAAGGGCTATCTGTTTCAGCGTTGAATGCTGAACCATCTTCGTGCTGTAACGCGCTCATAAGCGGAATATAGCCGATAGAGAAAGCTCTGAATCTATCCTCTAAGACATCCTGCTTAGTTTCTTCTTCAGTAACTATCGCCTTAACCCATAAACCTTTATCGGTCACTCTTGCTTCAGTGATTTTTCCGACTGGTCTGTCAGGATCATGTGAACGAAGAAGACTAGGATTCTTCATGAACATTGTGAGAGCGTTTGAGAACGCAGCCGGTTCAACGATATCCTTGTAGCGGTCTAGGTCCGGAGTAGAGGCGTAACCCTCAATCTCAACCCCACCCTGGCCAAGGTCTTTCACTTCCTTGACGGCTATTTGAAAGTGATAAGTTTGTAATTGCATTTTCATAAATGATTAAGCTTATTTTAAATTTAAAAATTATTTATACTGGGTTGCCATGCATATCTACTCGTCTGTATCCGCAATCACATCTGCATCGTGGATTACCATCTCGAGGAGCTATATCATCGCCTGATGGGAAGTGTTCGTTGAAGCCTATCCAACCAGCATCTTCATTCGCCGCGCATTCTTCCGTTACTCTATCGTCCTGGACTGTGATCCAATACTTCTCAATCACGGCTCCAGTTTCTTGATGATAGATATCTACCATCTCGTGATTTCCTAATCCGTAAGCGTGGCCGATTTCATTCGTGGCAATCATTTCTGATCGGTAACGACTGAATACTCCCTCTTCGCCCTGGGCCCGAATCTTGCGGCCAGTTTCTTGATAGCTCTGACCAGTTTCAGCGGCATCGGTTAAAATTTTTAAGATCTGTTTCTTGGTCGTTCGACTAATGCTGCCGCGATAATTTGAAAGGTGAAGAGTTTTCTTTGCCTTTAAATAATCGATGGCATCGTTGTTGATTAAACTGAAATCAATCCCGACTGCATCCATATCAAATTTGCTATGCGCTGCTTTAGCTCCTTTCCGGTAAGCGACTTCGCCACCGTTTGCAACTGCATCAGCGATATCTTCTTCGTCCGGGAGATCATCAAGCATTTTGTTGATCTCGTCTTTAACAGATTTCCTCTCTAGTCTTAAGACAGCTGACTTATTGTTGAAAAAACTTAAGCCCTCTGATTCTGCGACTAGCCATTCCATCTGACTTTTGAATGAGCGAGAAACTTTTCTCTGCATTCTAGCGGCACTTACCGCTTTAAATTTTCCATTCTCTTGCTTAAGTGCGCCGGCTTTGAACTGGATATAATTCTTAGCCTCTTCAATTGTGTGATCGTGTACGCACATTTCTTAATTGTTAACCGTGTTTTTATTAGCTTTGTTTACCAGACTATTTCGCAGAGTGGTGTATTGAGTAGCGGTATAACTTTTACCGTTAATCGTTACGCTCTTTGTTTCTGTCCGGGTAAGGATCCGTTGATTAAAAAGTTCTATGGCATTACTTCTGACATTGATTAGATCGATGTCGCCACCGGCCTGCTCAATTTCATAGTCATAAATCTTTATCAGCGTACCGAACTCATCCACGGTCATAGGGACGGGTGTAGACCCGCCCAAAATCACCGCACCAGCAATGACTGCTGATCCCGCTGCGCCTAGTAAAATTTGTTTAATACTTTTTTTCACAGTGGTAGATAATAATTAATAACCTTTCGCCCATTCACGAATGGTGTTAGTTAACGTAGGAACTGCCCAGACAATCAAGGCGGCCAAGACCGGATTGGAGATGTCTAGCGCCCCCACGTATTCGCACACCGCGATTCCAGCCGCCGCAGTGGCGGAGATAAGGGCTCCTTTTGCGATTTTCTTCAGTGTCGTTTTGTCGAACGACCATGCTTTTTGATTCATATGTTTGAAAATTATTTATAGATAACTTGGTACGAACATTTGATATTGATTCCGGATGTTCAGTGGGAACGTCCTCAAATATGTGGCTGTCGTTTCCAGAAATGCGTGACCTAATTGTTCCTTTATCATGTAGAGATTGGCACCACGCTTCAGCAGATTCGTGGCTAAACTGTGGCGGAGTAAGTGAGGATAAACTCTCTTGTTTATTCTCGCGCGCTTGGCAAGTAAATGAACTAGCTTTCTCAAATCGCTTGGACTGTACTTGTGGCCCTCTCTTAGCGTTGTAAACATCCAGTCTTCTCCGGTCTTTTGAAATTGGTTCACGTAATCGATTAGAATTCTCGAGCAGTCGCCACTTATGTTGATCAATCGGTCTTTCATTCCTTTCCCCTGGGTGACTCTGATCATATTTTCTCCGAGGTTTACGTCTATCACGCGCAAGTTGCAAAGCTCCTTGTTCCTGATACCGGAGAATGCTAGCAAAGATACTATCGATTTTTCCCTGATATTTTTCGATGCATCGATCAGCAATGTTACTTCCCCCTCGGTCAATGTGTTCTTGATCATCGTCCTTGGTTTCTTCGGGCGGCCGAGCTGAATCGGATTCCCGATATAACTCATGTACCACTCGAGTGCCAGGGACGTATTGACGATGTGCGCGTACGAATACTCTTTCTCGTGCATCTTCACAATGTAGTTGATTATCTGATCGTGAGTCGGTTCGTAAGTCTTTAGCGCTCTTATCAGCCGACTCGCTGAACCCTGATAACCGAAAATCGTCACATGCCCGATTCCCTTTTTGACTAGGAGCCATT